AATTTAAAATTTAGAAAAGTCATGAATTTTAAGTTTTTAAGGGGTATTTGCACATGTTTGGAATTCCAACGATTATTATTGCAATCCATGTCCAGCGTTATGTGTTTTGGCATTAACAAACTTCTTCTGGATTTTTCAACAACTTCGACAGCCGTATTTGGAGCATATTTTAAATTACAGACATTTGTGTATATGGCGGTTTTTGGATTGAATAATGCTTTGATCCCGATCGTAGCATTTAACATTGGCGCAAAACATGCAGAACGGATTAAGAAAGTTATCCGGCTTAGCGGGGCGTATTCTGCTTTGATCGGACTGGTTGGTTTGATCATAATGGAGATGCTGCCGATACAGTTAATATCAGCATTTGCACCATCAGAAGAAATGTTTTTACTTGGTGTGACTGCATTGCGTATTTTGGGACTTAGTTTTGTGTTTGGAGGAATTTCTGTTATGACCTGCTATGCTTTACAGGGCTTTTCAAGAGGAATAGCCAGTCTTTTAATTTCCGCGCTAAGGCAGGTGATCATTTTGCTTCCACTTGCATCAATTATGGGTAAGATGATGGGGATCAATGGAATATGGTGGAGCTTTCTCGTCAGTGAAACAGTAACAGTTGCATTTGCAATCATTTATCTGGGAATAGCTGAAAAGAAAGAACTGTCATTTCTGGCCTCTATGCCGCTGGAACAGAGTATAGCCGAATAATGGCAGATCTGGAAAAAATGAAAGTGATGAGGTCATGGAATGTGACCTCATTATTATATGTGAACATATTCAATAAGATTATTGGAGCATAAAATTAGTATTGCTATTGTGCTGACATTCGCAAGGATTATGGCTTATGATATATGAAATAGAAGTATCCGAACAGGCTGACAGTGATTTGAGAGGAATTTTTGAATATATTGCTTTTCTTAGAGTAATGTATGCCGGACGGGACATAGACAATCAGTTAAATCTCCACACAAAGCAATAAAGGATATGGTTTAAAGCAGTCTTTCTGTTATGATCGACTGCTTTTTTCATACTCAAAATCAGAAGAAAGGACTGAATTACGATGGAAGAATGTAGCGTATTGATTGAAACGACCAAATCAGCAGAGGATAAAACTTCTCGATGGTTTGATTTATCCATTGATTATGAGCTGTTCCGTGACCAGCTCGGTGTGGAAGTTTTTTATAAAAAATTAGCACTCACCTCTTGAAATAGCTATTCGGAGTTCGACAAGTTTCATCAAGCTTCAAACCGTTGATTTTACTGGATTTTTTGAAACCGATTATTTCGTCTAAAGTCATCTGAAAGCGTCTTTATATTCAAAAATGGTACAGAAAATGGTATAGTAGAACATTGCTTATAATTTTACGCCTGGTCATCTGGGCGTATTTTTATGTCTACCCAAATATTGAATTGTTACTGATGTTCATATATCCTAAAGAAAACAGGTAAAGGAATTTTCTATATGACTGTCGGTAATTGTTTGATGTGCGGGGACAAACTTAAATATTATGATAGTGTTCGTAGAATTGTACGCACTAAGAGTCGAAAAAGCAGATGGATCATAGTACCACGGTATCAATGTGTTGGTTGTAGATGCATTCGGAGATACTTGCCGGATTATATTTACCCATATAAACAATACGAATCAGAAATTATAGACGGGGTTATAGAAGGTTTAATAACATGCGATACCGTTGGTTTCGAAGATTATCCTTGCGAATTAACGATGATTAGATGGAAAACGCAAAATATACAACTCCCTTTATGAAATGAATACATATTTTATGGAGGTGCAGTATGAGTAGTGAAGAACAAAGATTGGAGAGTAAAATTCTTTATTTCGAGGACATGATGTTCAGATGTAAAGGATATGAATATCAGAAAGTTGAAACTATCAGAAAAGAAATATCTGACATGCGTATTCAACTACAGAGAATTAGATTTAAGAATATGAGAATGGGTCGCTAACAGCGGCTCTTTCTTTTTGCGGTCATTCCACTGAGGTTGTTTTTACTATTGTTTATTTCTAACCTAGAATAGAATTCACAAGGAGGAAATACATTATGGCAACCACAATCAGACCGGAATTATCCGAAAAAAATCCTTATTGGATTGAGAAACATCGCTACTACGAATAAAACACTTCTGTCTTCAATACCCGATTTGGAGAAAGGCTTATGCATCACTCAATAGTTTCAGCAGTAAACCAGCAGATTGGGCGATGTTCATAGTAACAAGCACGCTTGGCGATCCGACAGCGAAAGTCGGAATGGCAAGAGCATATTATTCAGAACGAACCGACATGATTGAGAGAGTGACTGAGCAAACAGATCAGCAGCTTGCTCCATATATTCTGAAAGCTGTTACCGAGGGCTGGTCCTATGATATTTTGAAAGTTAGATTAGGAATCCCGTGTTGCAAAGATACTTACTACGAATTATACCGGCGATTCTTTTGGCTGCTGAATCGAGAAAGGAAATAGTTCGCAAAATTTACAAGGCATATTATGAGAGAATAAAACTACTAAATGACTAATGGCTATGGGTCGTGTATTACCTAATCCAGGTGGGAGGCATTAAAAGGGGCTGACAGTTTGGTGGTTAGATACACATTCTCTCTTTTATTTTTATCCTAGATTAGAAAACAGGACGAAGGTTACCGGAAAACATGCTAATTTGATATTTGAAAAATTGCCGGATGGTGATTTTCAGAAAACTTTTTGAAAGGAGGAAACCATGAGTTTGATAATCGTATTACTGATCGGTGTTGTTATCGGAATGCTTGTATCGCGATTTATATTCAGAGAAAAGCCAGTTGGTTCGCTTAGGGTCGATGAATCAGATCCAGATAGCGGACCTTATTTATTTCTCGAGTTGGATCGTTCCGGTGCGGATGCAATTTATAAACAGCGTTACGTACGGCTGCGAGTAGAGCTGAAAAACTATATTTCGCATAAATAACACTCTCTATTATGGAATGAACTTAATAATTATTTGAAAGGAGAACAAAATGGAAGAAAAAAACATCGAAGAATTATTAAATGGGGAGATTGCAGCGCAGATTGAGGCTTTATCTGGTTTGCAGTCCGGAACCAAAGAGAAATCAACAGCGATTGATGATCTGACGAAGCTTTACAAGCTGAGAATCGAAGAGAACAAGAGCGTGTGGGATGCTGACGAGAAATACAATCGGCGTATTATGGACGGAGAGTCCGTTACAAAAGATAGTGACTTCAAAGAGCGGCAGATCGCAGAGCAGGTTAAGGATCGATATTTCAGAGTTGGCATTGCAGCAGCAGAATTATTGATTCCGTTGATGTGCTATGGTATCTGGATGAATAAAGGATTTAAGTTTGAAGAAACTGGAACCTTCACATCTTCAACATTCAAAGGGTTAATCAACCGTTTTAGACCTACAAAGAAATAGAGGGGAAATTCTGAAACGTTGGGGACGTGTGTGACGCATGTCCTCTTCGTTTTTCTACGTGCATTTTACAATCTCTATTATGGAAAGGAGAGTTTTAAATATGAGTAAAATCTATATCGAAGTTCCTAAGACAACAGACATGATAACAGCAAGTGTACCATGTGGAAAGGAGGAAGATTATTTATGGCAGTTTACAGTCATGTTTGAAGAGAGTGATTACTTGCAAAAACGAATCGTAACCATTATGGATAATAACTGTGATGACGGTGGAGAACCATCGATTCAAAGTCAAATTGTAAAGAATGGAAACGACAGAAAAACAAGGTTTGAGTATCATATCGATCAATCAGATTTAAAAGCTGATATAGTAATTGACGTATTCTTCTGCAAAGAGAATCGAATTGTTATCGTAGAATGGTAATGGAGCTTTTGGAGATGTGATTTATTTGCATCTCCTTTTCATTTTTGCGTGAAAAATACATGGCTCTTTATGAGAGAATAAAGCTTTATCTCTTGAACAGATTAACTATGGTCGTTATACTTAATATACGAGTGTGACGATCGTACAATTTGAAAGGAGATTTTAGCATGAGTATTTTTAACGAAAAGCAGATTAAGGCAATGACGAGCGGAAGATATATTTGCTCTGAGTGTGGGAGTGTAATGGAGTTTGAAGACGAGTGGGAGGATACCTTGGTGTGTCCACACTGTGGTCACAGCATTGATTTAGATGAGTATGGCTGTGAAGGGGATGAAAAGTACGAAAACGTATACCCAACCAGAGAAGACATCTTAGGCATTGCCGATGAAGACGAATAAGTTTGAATATTAGCTAAAACGAGAGGGGTCTTAGAGAAATCTAAGGCTCTTTTCTTTTTGCTATGAGGAGATAGAAATGCGGTACCATTATCAAAAGCCAGACATCTATTTGTCAATGTACGGTGAACTTTATATTTGCAATCATCCTGTGTATGATCGTTGCACCCTATTTACGATAGGGAATAAAGGTCTCGCAGTGATTCAGCAGCGATTTAGTGCAGATACAAAAAGTACATATTGGACCGAGGTTGATTCGTGGCTGACTGACTCTTTGTATTTACATCCAAAATTCAAGGAATATTTTGATAGCCGCTCCGGGGAGTGTACGGACGGACTATATCCGACGGTCACTATAAGACAAATAATGTGGGCGTTAAAAATGAAACCAATACAGCGTCAGCGATGGGAAACGTGTTTCGATAGACGTGAGATTTGAGCGCATTTTTTACAAAGACTTTTATGGAAAAGGAACTAAATAATTTCACATAAAGGAGAAAGAAAAATGATTGAAACTTATGTATCTATCGGAAAAGTAACTGATTATGCGATTGGTGTTCTTAAGTATTTCGCTACGGCTAGTTCGATTTTACTGATTAGTATTATCGGAGCTTTGACGGCGTGGATATTTTGGAGTGCTGTTGGTATGATTGTTGCCATCGTAGGTATAGTAATAGCAACCATTGTATTGACCTTGGGAATTTATGAGTTACATACCCAAAAGAGACGGAGACGCTAACAACGTCTCTTCTTTTTCGCCAAAATAACAGTTCCTTTTATGAAAAACTGAAGCTTTGAAAGGAGTAAAAGGAGCATGGATGAAATGAGAATAGTATCGAAATTCACGAGAGGAATCATTTCCAAAGCAATAAAGATGATAATACGTAAGAAAACGGGATACAACATTGATATTCAGTTGAACGAGGCTATTACTACTATAAACGATGGAAAGACTCATCTTCACCTGGATGTAGATGCAGAACTCGATAAAGATGAGCTGATGAGTATCTTGAAGAGCATTGGTTTAAATTAACCGAGAGGGGCGCATACAACGCCTCTTTCATTTTACTTCGCAAAATTTACAAGGCATATTATGAGAGACAGTAGCTCAGTTGGGAGAGCGCGAGACGATTAAAGTCCCGAAGTCGATGGTTCGAGTCCATCCTGTTTCTCTTTTATTTTTGCAGAAAGGAGAGAACGGATGTCTATCGAACAACTTGACTTATTGTTATGCGATACGTATCAGATGGATGCGTGGTTTCCATTCGGTTGGAAATGGAAGAAAGAGCTTGAAAAATCGAGCTATTCGGTATGGGCTATTGATGAGTTGAAAAGATACATCGTCGGTAGACTTTATCCAAAGAAATCTGGATCGATTGAAGATTTCATCATATTTGTTGGTGACTTCCGGCGAATGATGAATCAGTTTTCAAAAATCAATCCGGATAACAATTTTATGTTTTCAGTAGCAGTGGACATATCCACAGATGTCCTTGATTTATTACATGCTATGAAATAAAAACGAAAGGAGAACTTTATGAAGAAACCAAATCTTCAAAGACTCGCTCAGAGGTCGAAAATTTATCTGAGAAAAGCATCACCGACTATACTGTCTGGTCTTGGTGCGGCTGGGGTTATCGTAACGTCGGTATTAGCTGTACGTGCGACACCAAAAGCTCTTCGTAAAATCAGAGCGGATAGTAAGACAAATCACGACGGTGATCCAGAGGCTTATAGCAAACTTGAAGCTGTTAAATCAGCATGGGTCTGCTATATTCCGGCAGCAATTAGCGGTACGGCAACGATATTCTGTATCTTCGGTGTCAATGTGTTGAATAAACGCCAACAGGCAGCACTTACCAGCGCTTATGCGTTGCTGAATGATTCCTATAACAACTATAAGGATAAGCTAAAGGAATTGTACGGCGAAGAGGCTCACCAGAAGATAGTTGATGCTATCGCAGCGGAAAAGGCTAAGGACGTGTATATTACTTCAACTGGATTAGTTAGAAACAGTTCACTTGATTTTGATGAGCATGATCCGAATGACGAAAGGTTATTCTACGATGCCTATTCCAATCGATATTTCGAAAGTTCCATCAACAGAGTTATTCAGGCGGAATATCATTTGAACCGTGATTTTGTCATCAGCGGATATTTACCGGCGAATCATTTTTATCAACTGCTTGGTCTTGAGCCTTTAGAAGGAGGAGATACGGTTGGATGGAGTATTGATACAGGAATATACTGGATCGATTTTAACCATTCCAAAGTAACACTGGATGATGGACTTGAAGTATTGGTTATCGATATGGATTGGGTTCCGGATGCCGGCTGGGATTCTGAATAAATCTGGTCATTCGCAGAAATTACAAGCTGTATTATGAAAGGAGAGTGTCATTATGAGCAATAAAAGTAAATGGATTAAGGCTATTGGAGTAGCAGCAACCGTGATTGGTGTAGGCGTAAACCTTATTACCGATTGGGTGAATGAACAGAAAATGGACGAGAAAATTGAAGAAAAGGTCAGTGAAGCACTTGCCCGGAGAGACAAAGATGAAGCGGAGGAGTCCTAACAAGGCTCTTTCGCTTTTTCTTTTGGAGGAGACAAATGGAATCGCCGACTGAAAGAGCCATTTATACTGTACGTTATGCTATCGCAACAATGCCCGTGGTTCAGCGTGGATATAACTTTGAGCAGGCGAGTTATATGAGATGGGCTGGAAGAGAAGTGTTAATACGACTCTGCAAACACCCAGAGATACCACCGCTGATCGTGATTGAATCATTTCGAGATGAATGTGATTCATATTCATGCGTGAATCCACGAACAAGTTATGTTTTTTCTTGTGCGAAAGATATGCTTGAGTGGATTATTGACCTGCTAATTTCGTAGTTACCAAATAAAAATTTTATATTCTGAAAGGAGAACGTACTATGTGTACAAGAGAAATGACATTAGGAGAAGAAATTATCAACTTAACCAAAAGAGGCATCGATGTTCCGACGGTAGAGAGGATGTATAGAAAGTACATCGATCTTGACGAAAAGGGAAAATCAGAGGGTTGTTATGCGATTGATTTGGGACCGTTATTTCCGACATTTGATATTGGCGATACAGTTCGCTATTGCAGAGCTGATGTTGAGGCGACCTTGAATTTATTTAGAGATACGGTACATAATCCGTATTCTATCCTTCTAGCAGACATTAAAGTTGGCGATAAAATGATGGTTCCTTTAGGAAAGCTCGGAAACTTTACAGCAACAGTTCAGAAAGTTACGAACACTAAGGTGCTATTCATTTTCGACGATTATGTTGCCAAACGCCCGATGAATGAAGATGGTGGCAATGCTGGCGGATATTCTCAGTCCGATCTGAAAAAGTGGATCGATAGCGAGCTGTACAATATGTTCCCTGCGGTTCTTAAGCAGAGAATGACCGGTTTATCAATCCCGACTCTCGGAGAGATTTGTGGCTGGGCCGATAAATGGGATCGAGATCACATCGAAGCGGATGGCGATGAGCAGCTTCCTCTTATGAAACAGAGAAGAAACCGCGTTGCTTATTACAAAAACGATTGTGAGTTCGGCTGGCTCCGCAATGCTACTAAAAAGGAATTTTCTTCGGCTCACTTTGCCTATGTGAACGGCTATGGCAATACGGGCTACCACGACGCTTCGTACTCTAATGGGGTTCGTCCGGAATTCTGGTTGGTTAGATAAATCGCGGGGCCTTGTGCCCCGTTTATATTTTATGGAGGATAGACTGAAATGCAGAAACCTAATTTGACTAAGATCTGTAGAAATGTAAAAACAGCTACAGTAAAGCATAGTCCTGAAATCCTCACTGGAGTTGGAATTGCCGGAATGATTACGACTACCGTAATGGCAGTACGAGCTACTCCTAAAGCAATCCAATTATTGGATGAGGAAAAGCGACGTCAGCAGGCAGATAAACTGGAGCCGATGGACGTCGTTAAAACCGCTTGGAAATGTTATATTCCCGCGGCAGTTACTGGAACAGTATCAGTAGCTTGTCTTATCGGGGCAAGTTCCGTTAATGCCAGAAGAAATGCGGCACTGACCGCAGCGTACACCATTTCCGAATCAACGTTGAGAGATTATCAAAAAAAGGTAGTAGAGACAATCGGCGAGAAAAAGGAACAGACTGTGAGGGACGCGGTTGCTAAGGAACGCCTTGAGAAAAATCCTGTTGAAAATAAGGAGGTCATCGTCACAGCAAAAGGCGATACTTTATGTTTTGATGCTGTGTCCGGAAGATATTTTAAGTCAGACATCGACAAATTGAAAAAGGCCGAGAATGAATTAAATCGTCAAATGCGAGATGAAATGTATATTTCACTTAATGATTTCTATTATGAGGTTGGATTAGAGCCTATTAAGCTTGGTGATGATCTTGGCTGGAATATTGATAATGGATATATCGATCTGAGATTCAGTTCTCAGCTTGCTACGGACGGAACACCTTGTCTTGTTATCGACTATGGATATGGTCCAAGATACGACTTCCGCAACTTAATGTAAGGTTCGCAGAATTTACAAACACTATTATGGAAGAACCACATATTTCAAATCTGAAAGGAGAACATATTATGGAGAACAACGAAATCATGAACAACAACGAAGAGGTTATCGAAACAACTACTGAGGAGATCGTGAAGGCGGCTTCTAACGGCGGTATGAAGAAAGCGACAACTATCGGATTGGCTATGATTGCAGGTGCATTAACCTACAAATTTGTAGTCGTTCCGGCCACAGCAAAATTCAAGAACTGGCGTGAGAATCGTAAGACGGTTGTAACTCAGCCGAAGGGCGATATCGTCGACGGAGAGTTTACGGATATCGATGAAGAGACAGAAGAGGATTCTGAATAAGAATTGAATCGATGATTCAGACAGAGGGAGAGTACCTATAACAGGGTGCTTTCCCTTTTGCTTTTTAAGGGAGGTGTCCTATGAATCAGTATATGTACGACGGACCGGTTATGGAGTTTGATACCTGCGTTGCAAATAGATGGCAGGGTTCTACATACGCGGCGTCATGAAAAGAAAGCCAGGAGTAATCTGGTGTATCAGTTTAAGAAGAAAACAAACCGTATTCCAAGTACGAGGATAACCCTCCCCGGAAAAGTGGTAACGGTTAATTGAAAGGAGATTTAGAGATGGAGGAATACAAATCCAATTCCCATAAATCACGACAGAACCAGAATGATGATATTCCGGAGAAAAGAGTTGAAAAGGTTGTCAGTGGTTCTGTCAAATCAAAGAAAAAGAATGGTCTTCAGAAGATTACGAACGTATTTGTTCCGGAAGATGTAGACGATGTAAAAAGCTATATTTTTGAAGACATCGTGGTTCCAGCCGTAAAAGACATTATCTTGGATGCTGTCAGAGCATTCCTTGGTGTTAGCGGAAACTCAAGGGGAGGGAGATCGTCAACGTCATCCAAGATCTCTTACCGTAAGTATTATGACGATCGGGATCGACGAGATTCGGGAAACGTATCAAGAACACGAACTGGATACGATTATGATGATATTATTCTGGAATCTCGTGGCGAGGCGGAAGATGTCCTGGAAAGAATGGACGAGCTTATTGCCACATACCAGGTAGTTAGTGTCGCCGATTTCTATGATCTGGTTGGCGTTTCTGGCAACTATACAGACAATAAATACGGCTGGACTGATATTCGGAATGCATCTGTAATTCGTGTGAGAGACGGATACATGATTAAACTTCCGAAGGCATTACCGTTGAACTAGGAGGGATATTTATGTACGAATCAGACGATAAAATGGTGTCTCATCCGAGCCATTATCAGTCAGAAACAGGTTTGGAAGTGATCGATGTTATTGAGGCATTCACTTTCGATTTAAAAGGTATCGAAGCAACCGATACTGGTAACATTATCAAGTATGCGTGCCGCTGGAAAAATAAAAACGGCATTCAGGATTTGAAAAAGATCATGTGGTACACGCAGCACTTGATCGATCATTTAGAGAAGAAAGAAAAAATTGAAGAGGAGAATAACTGATATGAAGAAAGAAGAAATCATGAAGAACGTTTCCACGACCTTCAGCAAAGTAAGTGTGAAACTTAAGAAGCATAGCCCTGAGATTCTGATAGTGGCTGGTGTTGTTGGTACCGTTGCAAGTGCTGTTATGGCTTGCCATGCAACAACTAAGTTAGACAGCGTATTGGAGAAGTCCAAGAAAGATATTGATGCTATTCACAAATGTGCTGAAAATGAGGAACTGGCGACGGAGTATTCTAAGGACGATGCAAAGAAAGATTTGGCTATTGTTTATGTACAGGCTGGCGTAAAAGTTGCTAAGCTCTATGCTCCTGCTGTTGCCCTTGGAACTTTATCCATCGCAAGTATTGTTGCGTCTCACAATATTCTCAAGAAGAGAAATGTAGCACTGGCAGCAGCCTATGCGACTGTGGATAAGACTTTCAAGGAATACAGAAATCGAGTCGTTGAACGCTTTGGTGCGGAGGTTGATAAAGAACTTCGCTACAACATCAAGGCAAAGAAATTTGAGGAAACTGTAACTGATCCGGACAGCGGTAAAGAAAAAAAGGTGAAGTCCACCGTAGATGTGGCGGCACCTTCTACGAACGATTACGCCCGTTTCTTTGATGAGTCCTGCGAGGCATATGAATCCAATATTGATTACAACCTTATGTATCTGCGCTCTCAGCAGAATCTGGCAAACGACAAACTTAAAGCTAATGGATATTTATTCCTCAGCGATGTATACGATCAGCTTGGCATTAAGCGTACCAAAATGAGCCAGATTGTTGGTTGGGTTTATAAACCGGAAGGAAATGAAAATGGCGACAACTTCGTTGATTTCGGGATTCTGGAGACCAACCGTGAAACTGAGGATGGTGGTTACGAGAAAGCCATTCTAATGGAGTTCAATGTAGACGGACCGATTCTCGATTTGATCTAATTTTTTGAGGAGGATACATATGCGAAATTATATTCGTATGGTGGTCCTTCCTGCTCTTTGCGTATTTGCGATTATTTGCACAGGTTTTGTCTGCTCGGCAGAACAGGTAAACCGGTATGAATATATCGAAATACAGCCGACTTTAAAAGCTGAACCTATTGATCCTATTGTAATTATTTCTGAGCAACCCTTAGAGGAAACGGTGTCGGCAGTTGAAATCGAAGAGTATGTGGAGGATACACTATTGCCACGGGAAGATATTGAGCTGATTGCTCTTGTAACTATGGCAGAAGCTGAGGGCGAATGCGAGGAAGGAAAGCGATTAGTGATCGACACCATATTAAATCGTGTTGATTCCGTATATTTCCCGGATACAGTGTACGGTGTTGTATATCAAGCAAATCAGTTTTCATCCATGTGGAATGGGAGAGTTGATAAGTGCTTTGTAGACGATGATATTTGCCAGTTAGTTGAAGAAGAACTGCAATCCAGAACTAATGTAGATACGATATTCTTCACGGCTGGTGAATATGGAAAATACGGAAGACCGATGTTTCAAGTAGGTAACCATTATTTTTCGAGCTATGAATAGAAAGGAGTCCTGAATTATGACAGGTTTTATGGGATTAACATTTTCAGCATTTGCTGGTATTTGCTTTGTTAGTGGTCTGGCCGTTCTTATGGGCGGAAAGGAGCATCACTGATGGATGGCATTGGAAATTTTATATCCATGATGGATTACATATTGGATACCAAAAGAAAAAGACATATCACAGGGGGCATTCTGTTGAGTGCCTCTTTACTTTTGGTGGGCTTGCGCTTACCGTTATGACAATTCAGAACGAGGAGGACGAAGATGAGTAACAAATCTCTGTTTTCTTTGGCATTTATCATTGGTGCTGCGACTGGATCAGTAGTGACATGGTACCTGCTTAAGGATAAATACGAAGCGCTCGCTCAGGAGGAAATTGATTCTGTAAAAGAGGTTTTCTTAAGACGTGAGCAGGAATTAAAGGATCAGTCCGTAAAGAAAACCGTTGCTGAAGGTATTAAAGATACGGACAAAGAAAAACCAGATCTTAAAGAGTATGCGGAACGTCTGAAAAAAGAGGGTTACACCCGATATTCTGATTTCGGTTCGGACGAGGAAGAAAAGCCTGTTTCTGAAGCCGGTCCGTATGTGATTCCGCCGGAGCAGTTTGGTGACGATGAAGAGTATGAGCAGATCAGCCTTACCTACTATGCAGATGGTGTACTGGCTGATGAAAACGATGAAGTAATTGAGGATGTGGAAGATGCTGTTGGAATTGATTCTTTGAATCATTTTGGAGAGTATGAGGACGACTCTGTCTTTGTTCGTAATGACGCACGAAAGTGTGATTACGAAATTCTCCTTGATCAGAGGACCTATTCTGAAGTGGTTGAAGATATGCCGCATCAGATGGAGGTATGATGACACGGGATGAGCTGAACAATGCATATTTTGACTGGATGTACCAGCTCGTATGCGACGATGAATATTCGCGAGGTTTGTCGTATCGTAAGTTGTTATTTTTGCTTCATGATACGGATTTTACGTATACGATTGCTCTTGATGGCAACCGCTATGACGATGGGATCGATCTTCGATATAGATTCGGAAACGAGCAAGGATACCGGGATAGTATGATTGCAAGTTATTTGGATAATCGTCCGTGCAGTGTTTTAGAAATGATTATTGCCCTTGCTATACGCTTAGAAGAGCACATCATGGATGATCCTGACATCGGTAATCGGACAGGTCAGTGGTTTTGGGATATGATAGTGAGCCTTGGGTTGGGTTCCATGGATGATTCCAAATTCGACAAGGCTCATGCCATCGATGTTATTCGGCGATTCCTGAATCGTGACTACGGACGGGATGGCAAGGGTGGATTATTCACAATCGAGCATTGCAGATACGATATGAGAGATATCGAGATTTGGTATCAGGCCAACTGGTATCTCGACAATATCAGATAGGAGGGCGTTATGAGCCATAGTGAGGTATACAAGTGGTTCGAGTTATATTTTCCGCAGTACGCTGGGGATAATATGGAACCTGGTTCCAGAACGGAAAGAACAGTATTCGCATCCGTCAGAAGAACCATCAGGAATTTATATTTACGTTCAACAACGAAGGAAATTGGCGGTTTGAGACTGTTGAGAGCTTCATGAACGGATTAAGAGGAGGTAAGAAGTAATGGGCGAAATGCTTACTTATATTTTTAGCAGCTTACGGTCATCTGAGAAAAGATTGGACGTTGTTACAAGAGCGGTCAGTAAACAGCGGAGCTTCAATAAGCAGCTCACAATCTTTGCTGTCATGACAACTGCAAACTTGATTGTCATGAAAATCGAGCAGAAGGACCAGGCACTGCGTATCAGAAAACTGGAAAAGGAAATCGAGGAACTTAAGCGTCCGGAAGGAGAGTAAAAAATGCGATGATCGACTTTATGGTGATTTCAACACGTTCAACGAAACGTGGAGTAATAGAAATCTATCCAAAGTTCATTATTAAAAAAAGCACCGATCTAATGATTCGAGGTGGTGATTTCTATGCTATCTGGATTGAGGAACGTGGTTTATGGTCTACGGACGAGCAAGATGCCTTGCAGCTCATTGACCGCGAACTGGATAGATATGCTGAGGAGAACCGCCAGCGTTTTAACTCCGATATTAAAGTCCTGCATATGTGGGATGCCGAGTCGGGTATGATCGACTCATGGCATAAGTATTGTCAGAAGCAGATGAGGGACAGCTTTCATACGTTGGATGACAAACTTATATTTTCCAATACAGAAACTAATAAAAAAGACTACGCCAGCAAAAAGTTGAATTATCCGCTTGAAGCTGGCGATTTGTCTGCCTATGAGAAATTGATGTCTACTTTATATTCGGAAGAAGAGCGGACAAAAATTGAGTGGGCTATAGGGTCAATCGTATCTGGAGAATCCAAAAAACTGCAAAAATTTATGGTTTTATACGGAGCTGCTGGAACAGGTAAATCCACAGTTCTTAACATTATTCAGCAGCTTTTCGACGGATACTATTCTGTATTTGACGCAAAAGCACTTGGATCTTCCAGCAATTCATTTGCATTGGAAGCATTTAAAACAAACCCTCTGGTTGCCATTCAGCACGATGGCGATTTATCGAGAATTGAGGATAATACCAGATTGAACAGCTTGGTATCTCATGAGCTGATGACTGTGAACGAAAAATTCAAGTCTACGTACTCAAACCGGTTCAAATGTTTCCTGTTTATGGGAACAAATAAGCCGGTCAAGATTACGGATGCAAAGTCCGGTCTGATTCGACGATTGATCGATGTATCGCCATCTGGAAATAAGCTGAATCCAAAAGAGTACAAAACGATTGTGAAGCAAGTGGAATTTGAGTTGGGAGCTATCGCTTACCACTGCCAGGAGGTATATTCGAACAATCCTGGTCGTTATGACGATTATATTCCGATTACGATGCTTGGTGCATCTAATGATTTCTATAACTTCATTATCGATTCGTACCATGTATTTAAGAAAGAAAACGGGACAACTCTGAAAGCCGCATGGGAGATGTACAAAACCTACTGTGACGACGCCAAAGTTGGGTTCCCGTTTTCACAGAGGGTATTCAAAGAGGAACTTAAAAAACTATTTTCATGATTTTCAGGAACGCTTCAATCTTGATGATGGAACTCGCGTTAGAAGTTATTACATCGGGTTCAGAACAGAAAAATTTGAAGAAGAAACTGTAGAGGAAAAGGCGGAAGTAGTCAAACCGGCACTGATCCAATTCGATAGCACTGAATCTATATTTGATGATGTGTGTTCGGAATGCCCTGCACAGTATGCTTCGGAAAACGAAACACCTCAGAAAAAATGGGATTCTGTCCGCACGAAATTATCTGGAATTGATACGAAAAAACTTCATTATGTGAAAGTTCCGGAGAATCATATTGTGATTGACTTTGATATTCCAGACGAATCTGGAAATAAGTCATTTGAAAAGAATTTAGCAGAAGCAAGTAAGTGGCCGCCTACCTATGCCGAGCTTAGTAAATCAGGACAAGGTATACATCTTCATTATATTTATACCGGCGATCCGACGCAGCTTAGCAGAGTATATGACGACCATGTTGAAGTTAAGGTGTTCACGGGCAAAAGCTCTTTACGGCGTATGCTGTCAAAGTGTAATAATTTGCCTATCGCAACAATTAGCTCCGGTTTACCGCTGAAAGGAGAACAAAAAATGGTAAATTTTGAAGCGATTAAGAGCGAGAAAGGGCTTAGAACACTGATCAAACGGAATCTTAACAAAGAGATACATCCGGGAACTAAGCCCAGTATCGATTTTATCTACAAGATACTGGAAGATGCGTATGAAAGCGATTTGAAGTACGACGTCACAGACATGCGCAATGCAGTATTAGCATTTGCAGCGAATAGCACTCATCAAGCGGATTACTGTATTAAGTTGGTCAACAAAATGCAGTTTAAGTCCGCAGATCCGTCCACAGCGGTGAAAAACGATGATGCAAAGCTGGTATTCTATGATATTGAGGTTTTCCCAAACTTATTCCTTGTGAACTGGAAAATCGAGGGTGAGGGAAAGCCTGTTGTAAGAATGATTAACCCGTCTCCGAGTGAGATCGAGGATCTGATGCGGTTCAGACTGGTTGGCTTTAACTGTCGGAGATATGATAACCATATTCTGTACGCAAGGTTGATGGGTTATACAAACGAACAGCTCTACAACCTTTCGCAGAAGATCATTAACGGAGGTCCGAACTGTTTCTTTGGAGAAGCGTATAATGTATCCTATACGGATGTGTATGACTTCGCTTCGGCTGGTAATAAGAAGAGTCTTAAGAAATTGGAAATCGAGATGGGAAACCTCACCGATGACGATCTCAAGAAAAAAGGATTCTCCGATGAAAAAATAAGAATTATCAAGGCAGGAACGCATCACCAGGAGCTTGGTCTTCCATGGGATCAACCGGTTCCGGAAGAGCTTTGGATTAAGGTCGCTGAGTATTGTGATAACGATGTTATTGCTACTGAGGCGGCCTTTAATTATCTTGAGGCTGACTGGACGGCGCGACAGATTCTGGCAGATTTAGCAGAGATGACCGTTAATGATACAACGAACTCACTTACAACCAGAATTATATTTGGAAACAACCGGAAACCCCAGTCAGAGTTCCATTACAGAAATCTGGCAGAACCGGTAGAGTCGCTGGATAAGGAGAGTATGGATTTCCTTAAGGAAGCCTGCCCGAAGATGATGGAGGAGCCTCACTATGGTTGGAAGTACAACGATAAGGACGAAGTTCCATTTGAATCTCACAGCATTCTTCCATATTTCCCTGGGTATGTATTCGACCATGGAAAATCTACATATCGTGGAGAAGAAGTAGGCGAGGGCGGATTTGCACAGGGCGTACCCGGAATGTATGGAAATGCAGCACTCCTGGATATTTCTTCAATGCATCCGCATAGTGCTATTGCTGAGGTTCTGTTTGGACCGAGATTTACGAAGGCGTTCCGTGATATTGTTGAGGGTCGTGTAAGCATTAAACATGAGGCTTGGGATATTGTTAATACCATGCTGGACGGCAAGCTTACTCCGTATATTCAGAGAGTTATTGACGGCGAGATGACATCAAAAGATCTTGCCAATGCACTGAAGACGGCTATCAATTCAGTATACGGTCTCACATCTGCATCCTTTGATAATCCGTTCCGTGATCCGAGAAACATCGACAACATTGTAGCGAAACGTGGAGCATTATTTATGATTGACCTTAAGAATGAGGTCCTGAAGCGTGGGTTCCAGGTTGCTCACATTAAGACAGACTCTATTAAGATTCCAGATGCTACACCGGAGATCATTCAGTTTGTCATGGACTTTGGTGAGAGATATGGATACACGTTTGAGCACGAGGCTACGTACGATCGGATGTGCTTGGTCAATGATGCTGTATATATTGCAAAGTACAAATCAGCAGAAGAATGCCAGAAGATGTATGGTTATGTTCCTGGTGACAACAAAAAGAAAGGTGGAAAATGGACGGCAACAGGTACTCAGTTCCAGATTCCATATGTATTTAAGAAGCTGTTCAGCAGAGAAGACATCGCATTTGAAGATATGTGCGAGACCAAATCTGTGAGCAGCTCTTTATATTTGGATTTGAATGAGGAGTTACCGGATGTCAGCAAGGAAGAAAAAGAATTCAGCAAGGCAGAGAGTGACTATAAGAAAGGACTGTTATCCGATACAACTTTTGAAGCCACATGCCAGAAGCTTACTCCATTGATCGAAAAAGGACACGACTATCACTTTATTGGAAAGGTTGGTCAGTTCTGTCCGATGAAAGATGGATATGGAGCTGGACTTCTGATGAGAGAAAAAGACGGTCGTTACTATGCTGCAACCGGTTCCAAAGGTTATCGCTGGATGGAATCAGAGATGGTCAAAGAACTTGGCAAGGAAGACGGCATTGACCGATCCTACTACGACAAACTGGTTGATGAGGCTGTAAAAACTATTTCTCAGTACGGAGACTTTGAATGGTTTGTATCTGACGATCCATATGTTCCGGAGCTTGGTGCAAATGACGCCGATGTAGATTGTGTTGTTCCATGGGCGATGCCTTGCGGAGAGGATAAGTATCGGACATGCTTCGACTGCCCGCATTTCAACAATGATAACTTCCACATGGATTGCGATCTTGATTATGATATTTCAGATATTGTGATAAAGCACGCAATGAATCCGCCGGAAAATTAAAAAAAATAAAAGGAGAATTTAATCATGGCAAGAGCAAATGTAAATGAGCTGATTATTGAGAATGCTCGTATTATGTTCAGAAATTTCAGAGGAGAAGAGACAAAGTACAACAGAGCAGGTAACCGTAACTTTTGCGTTGTAATTCCGGATGCCGACCAGGCACAGAAGCTCGGCGAAGACGGATGGAATGTAAGAATCCTTCCTCCGAGAGATGAGGATGAAGCACCTCTTCACTATATTCAGGTAGCTGTTCGGTTCGATAACATTCCGCCGAATGTATATATGGTTACCAGAAGAGCTAAAACAAAGCTGGATGAGGAGTCTGTATCTTCTCTTGACTATGCTGAAATCAGAAATGTTGATCTGGTCATCAGTCCGTCAAAGTGGGAAGTAAACGGGAAATCCGGTATCAAGGCATATCTGAAGACTATGTACGTCACGATTGAAGAGGACGTGTTTGCTGAGAAATATGCGGATGAAGAGGAGCCGCCATTCGCATAAATCATATTTTGAGGGTGTCGGTGTCAAAGCCGGCACTCTTACTTTATGAAAGGAGAAAAATTATGTTTTGGAATAAGAAAAAAACCGAAGTCGAAACCACAGATTAAGACTACGGCACCTAAAACATTCAAAGCAAAAGAACCGCCACCTAAGTGGCAACCAACTTTCGGCGAAACGAAAAAGAAGGATGAGAAACCACCGGAAGTAACTACGAAATCCGAACCCAAAATTGACTGGGAAGATAAATTTTTAAAATCTTTTCAGAAACTTACATATAGACGTCGGGCATGGGATGTGTGGAGAGATTATATTTTACTTCATGCATGTTCAATTTCGAATGTTTTGGACAAGGACAACTACGACCAAAGAGAGAAGCGGTATTTAAAAATTATTCATCAGTATTCAAAAGAAGAGCAAGCTATATTTCCAGAATTAGCAGCATATACAACTATGGCACTGGATCAGAACCAGGAGCAGGATTTTCTCGGAAAAATGTTTATGCGGTTGGATCTGGGAAATCGTTCGGCTGGTCAATTCTTCACGCCATATCATGTGTGTGAACTTATGGCTGAAGTAGTGGCGACCAATGCTTTAGAAAAGATAGAGCAGTATGGTTATATTTCGATTAACGATCCATGCTGCGGTGCTGGAGCGACGTTGATTGCTGGTGTGCATGTAATCCGAAAACAGCTGGAGCATTGTGAACCACCGAGAAACTACCAGAACCATATCTTAGTAGTTGCACAGGACGTTGATGAAATCGTTGGTCTGATGTGTTATATCCAAATCTCGCTTCTCGGATTGGCTGGATTTATAAAAATAGGTAACTCGATAACTGACCCAATGTCTACGGACGATTCATCTGAAAAATATTGGTATACACCTATGTATTTCTCAGATGTATGGAGTACAAGAAGAATGCTCCGTCAGATTAACAAGTTATTTGGAAAGGGTGATGACGAATGAAGAAAAGATATTCTATTCCAAAAGAGCAGTGTACGTGCGGCATCAGCGAGCTTTATGACAACGTTGCTAAAGTCATTGGGATTTCTGATGTAAGCAAAGCTGTATACGATTGCCGTAAATTATCTATCACTAAAAAAGTGCTGGACTGCTTATATAAGTTCTATCATTCAGAGAATCAGAGCGATGAAACCATAACAACCTGTATGCTCTTGTATGGTCCCAAAGCAGATCTGGATGGCGATGGCTACGAAGTCGAGGTAGAAGATGGATTTGTCACGAAAGGTGTGTAATGGCTGGCGTAGAATTACGGGACTATCAGGAAGATGCTGTACGGCAAATGCGAAACGGCTGCATACTTTGTGGCGGTGTTGGTAGTGGAAAATCCAGAACTTCGCTGGCCTACTATTATGTTCGAAACGGTGGTGAGCTCGGAACAAATGAATATGTTCCTATGGACGATGTGAATATTAAGGATTTGTACATCATCACAACTGCTAGGAAACGGGATACATTTGAATGGGAAGAGGAGCTCTCACCATTTCTGCTATCGACCAATAAGAAAGAAAATTTATATACCAATAAGGTTGTGATTGATTCTTGGAACAACATCAAGAAGTATGCAGATGTCAAAGATGCTTTCTTTATATTCGATGAGCAGCGTGTCATAGGCTCTGGAACATGGGTTAAAGCATTCTTGAAAATCGCCAAGGTAAATGAGTGGATATTACTATCCGCAACTCCTGGCGATACGTGGCAGGATTATATTCCGGTGTTTGTGGCTAACGGATTTTATAAAAACCGAAGCGAATTCACAAGAGAGCATATAGTCTATAGCCGATTTAGCAAATTTCCTAAAGTTGACCGATATTTGAATACTGGTAGATTGATTCGATTGCGAAACAAAATCTTGGTGAATATGGATTTCAAACGCCAGACGGTTTCGCACCATGAGGATATTTATGTCAAGTACAATATCGAAAGGTATAAAGATGTCGGAAAAACCAGATGGGACCCGTTTAAAAAAGAACCAATTATCAATGCTGCTGGTCTGTGCTATGTATGGAGAAAAATTGTAAACACCGATCAGTCCAGACAAATAGCCTTACTGGAAATTGTGGAGAAGCATCCGAAAGCAATTATATTCTACAATTTCGATTATGAGCTTGATCTTCTGAAAGAGATATTCTCTGGATATGAAGTCGGAGAGTGGAACGGCCACAAACATCAGCCAGTGCCGACTAGCGATACATGGGTATATTTAGTTCAGTACAATGCCGGGGCTGAAGGATGGAACTGTATTACAACAGACACGATTATATTCTATTCTCAGAATTATTCGTATAAGATCATGGCACAGTCTGCTGGTCGAATAGACAGGATGAATACGCCATATACGGATCTGTATTACTACCATTTGAAATCTCGGTCTGGTATCGATCTTGCTATCAGCAAAGCATTGAAAGATAAGAAAACATTTAATGAGACCAAATGGATCAATAAAAAGCCCATAGTATTTGAGCAGTCATCTGGTATGGCAGCATAAAGCGGAGGTGACACATATGATAGAAGTCCTTAGGAACATTATTGTATTTTTGCGAATTATGTCATTTCGGATAAAGTCTCTATCGGAGGAGGAATTTAAAACCTTATTATCCAACTGTACATACGAGCAGGTATGGTATGCGATCTGGCTCCGCTACTATATGTGAAAGGAATAGCTTATGGAAAATATTTACAAAGAGGTTGATTTCAAAACCTATTGCAAAACCTGTGAGTATAAGGATCTCGAAGAAAAATTTGATCCGTGTAACGACTGTTTGGCTGAACCTATGAATGCCAATTCAGATAAACCTGTTTACTGGAAGGAGGCTGAAAATGTAGATAGTATTTTAGTTAGTGTCGATTTTTCAAACAATAATGATACGGGAGTTCTGATTGTTGGGAGAAAAAGGATGAATCAGTCCGTCGAGATTATCAATGCTTTCCAGGGAGATGAAGCGAGGGAACTTTATGAAAAGCTGGTAACAAAGAAAAAGAAGGAGGGTCAAAAGTGAGTTTTCAATACGATCAATATTTAGCTAGGCATCGAGCTAATGTGAAAAGAGGGTTTGACTGGCTTTCTGAAAATTTACCGGGACTCATGACAAATACCCTAACCGCCGGGTGGAATACAGAATTTGCTCATGATCAGTCTAAAAACGAACCGGATGAGTATGAGGCATACGATGCATATTTCTATGGAAATAATCGCTCTTATGAGGTTGTACAGCGATATCAGCGAGCATGGTTACTTCATATTCACAGAAATCCTCATCATTGGCAGCACTGGATTCTTATTCATGATGATATGGAAGATGGCGAACTGGAGACCGTTTTGGAAATGCCATACGATTACATCATCGAGATGATTTGCGATTGGTGGTCATTCAGTTGGCAGAGTGGAAATCTCTATGAGATATTCAAGTGGTACGAGGAACATTCTAAGTATATAAAACTGGCGCAGACAACGAAAATCACAGTCGAGTATATTTTAGACAATATGAAGAAAAAACTTCAGGCATTGCAGTATGCGGATCAATCAGCCATGCAACCTGGAGCTTGATATTTGGAGGAGCTATGAATAGAACGACAAAAATAAACATCTTAGCGTATGCTTCGGAGCCGGACAAGAACTATAAGTACGAGGGTGACATCGTCGATTATAAGGGAAAAAGGTATTTCGTAAGTCTGGCAGAAGAGCGAGTGGAATTTATCGGGATTATTAAAGACAAATCATGAAAGGAAACGAAACTGTGGTGAATGCAGAAATCGAGATTAAACACGAAACTCGACTTTGTAAAGTGAATGGCAAATACGGGATTTTTCATTTATGGGAAGAGCAGTATACACGTCCAATAATAGATGAATTAAGGCTTATACCTACTGAGATCGGCTCGCAAATATTTGGTATTGTAGAGTTCGCTGATTGCGTGAAGAGAGTCCAGCCAGATGAGATCATATTTTGCGATGAGCAAAGTGATTACTTAGCACAGTTGAATGGGGTTCATGATGGCACTAAGAAAGGAGAAAATAAATGAAACAGAATATTATTGCAGTAGATTTTGACGGAACTTTATGCGAGAACAAGTGGCCGGAGATTGGTATGCCGAACGAGGAGCTCATCGAGTATCTAAAAAAAGAGACAGGCCAACGGAGAAAAGCTGATTCTCTGGACATCCAGAAATGAAGAGCAGACAAAAGAGGCTGTAGAGTGGTGTAAAAAGTACGGACTGATCTTTGATGCTGTAAATGATAACCTTCCGGAAATCGTGGAAGCATTTGGTGGAAATTGCAGAAAGATATTTGCAAATGAGTACATAGACGATCGCAACCGCTCTATCGGTTCCTGCCGTGAAAAATCAAGCATGGAGCGTTGGGCTGAAAACGAGGTCGCCATTGCTTGCCGTCGAGAAAAGCCGGACAGAAAAGACGGAGAGTGGGATTATGGTTGTGCTTGCTATGAGAGCGCATTGAAGGCTTTTGGCTCTCTGTGTGAGGACGGTCATTCTGGTTTCAGTATTGGTCTGACTAAGGCTATTCTGAACCGTCTGATCAACAACAAGCCACTTCTTCCAATTGAGGATACTGACGAGGTATGGAGTGATATTTCTGATATGAGTGGTCTGAAGGGAGAAGAGCGTAACTATCAGTGCAAACGCATGTCTTCCTTGTTTAAGTACGTGTATGCTGATGGCACGGTTAAGTACAGAGACGTTGATCGCTATCATGGCGTGAACATCAACTGTCCGGATGCTCCATATCACAGTGGACTGATTGATACTGTTATGGATGAACTGTATCCAATCACTATGCCGTATATGCCGGCTGATAGAGCTTTTAAGATTTATACGGAGGATTTTCTTGTAGATCCGGCGAAAGGTGATTATGATACCGTTGGAATTCTGTACGTAATCACTCCGTCTATGGAAAAGGTGGCAATCAACAGATATTTCAAAGAAGCTCCGAAAGGCTTTGCTGAAATTGATGAAGCCGAGTATAAGGAGCGTAAAGAAGCTGCTAAAGCGCGGATGGAGGCAGCCAATGGATCGAAATAGATTTATCCAGTGCATGAAAAGTAATATCGAGTTGTCGGATAAAGAGCGGCGAAGAATTATCAGAAGAAGCGTTGAGAGTCAGCCGTGGAAATTAAAGTGTACGATTGCTATGGAGGAATTCGCAGAACTTACGCAAGCAATCAGTAAACAGATTCGAGGGTATGATAATAGAATTGGACTTTTGGAAGAGATGGCAGATGCTTATATTTGCCTGGAATTCCTTAAGTCCATTTTTAATATTACACCAGAAGAGTTACAAAAAGCTATGGACGTTAAATTACAAAGAGAAAGGAATAAACAGAGATGAGTAAAGAGATTAAAATTGCCGGAAGTATTTCGTTTGGAGGAAAGCGCCTTAATGTATATGGAGATCTGGACGCTCCACTGTTCAAGGCAAAAGATATTAGTCATGCTATCGGCTACAGTAGCGGTAACGAGTGGAGAATGCTCGAAATGTGCGAAGAGGATGAGAAGCTGAAACTACCTTTAGTAGTAGCAGGTCAGAGACGTTCCGTCAACTTTGTGACTGAGAACGGTCTATACAATATCCTTGCTCAGAGCCGTATGGAAATTGCAAGATCCTGGAGACGAGTGGTTCATGATGAGCTTATCAACATGCGTAAAGAAAAAGGCAGAAACATCACCGAGCAGTTTGAAGAGTGGGACCATGCCATGGATAACATTTACTTCGATGAGGAAACAGGTCAGCTTATGCAGTCTGTTACCGTTCCTGGCGGAGATGTGATTCAGATTCCTTATGAGAAGGAAGAAGAGTAATTAAAAATGTAGGCTATGCAGAAACGTAGGAGCATAATAATCCAGATTGGTGGGAGTCTGGATATTCTGAAAGGAGAACGAAAAATGATTAAATTAGAACATGTAGTTCTGGCAAGTTCGGAACAGATGAAATTTATTATTGAAGGCATGCGTAATCCTATGAATTCGTGGAATAAAACTGATAGTTTCAATGGGTGTGAAACATATAAAGGTATAAGCAAATGTTTAGATTGCGATGGGGTTCGTGAGTGTGGAGCTGTCAACAAATATTTTAATAGTTGGTGAAAATGATCACTCCCTCATGCAACGTTTGGCTAAAGCCGGTACTGATCATAGAAAATTCATGAGAATGCTGCCGGTTTACATACGGATTACAGCACCTTTATACTGGTGGAAGGAGTTCGATACATACAAAGTCGGAACGGTTGCTAACAGCTGTAGTACCATGCATAAAATCCAGGCTAAAGAGTTTACACTGGAGGATTTCAGTTGTGAGCATTTGATGAATGTTCCGGGCGAAGGTGTGTTACCGCCATTAGCTGTATTGGAAACGACTATCGATACATTAAATGCTTATAGAAAGTTGTATCTTGGTACATTGTCGCCGGATGGTTCTATCGGTATCCCTGAAAACAGAAAAGATATTTGGTGGCAGATGATTCAGCTCCTTCCAAGCAGCTATAACCAGACCAGAAATGTCATGATGAATTATGAAGTTCTGGCAAACATCTATAAATCCCGTAAGGATCACAAACTGGACGAGTGGCGGAGCTTCTGCAAATGGATTGAAGAGCTTCCGTATTCAGAGTTAATTACTGGTAAACAGAGGAGGATTAAATTTATGCATTTACAGTTATTCAGATTATTATCATGTTTCTTATCGCCTATGTGTGTTTTTACGCTTTAGTTGATCGCATTATGAAGTGTATTGAACACTGTGCTACAGCCAAAGCATACGGACGGTTCAGAGAAGCCGGAGTAATGACCAAAATGAATGATGTGGCAGCTGGCATCGCAAAATCAAAAGAGGAGAAAGACAATGTTGAGAAAGGATTTAATTAAGAACAAGATATACGGAATTATATTCATTGTACTTGGAGCGTTGACAATCCCAATCGAATGGGATGCAACGTTCTTTTTATTTACTCTAATGTTGGGCGTTTTATTATTTGTATCAAGAGAAAATTGCATTATGAATTAAGGAGGCGGCTATATGAGCCGGGCTGAAAGGAGAAGGGCACAGAAGTGCGAGCAGAAATCTAAAACCGCTACATACAATCTGACAAGAGCTCAATTAGATGCCCTGGTTCGAGAAAAGATATCTGGTGAACTGGATAGAGTTAAGCAGGAGGCTACGAATGATGCTATCAATCAGGCGATGATCCTTCTGCTTACTCTGCCGCTTGAAGTGTTGATGGATCACTATTGGACGAAGACATATGCAAAGCGGATTCCAAAGTTTACAGAGCATGTTCTCGAATATTATGAAAAATGGCAAAACGATGAGTTAGATATGGACAAGCTCAAAGAAGATCTTTGGATATATGGTGGCGTGCGATTAGAAGAAGTGGAGGGTAAGTAAATGGGATATTTAATTTTAGGAATTATCATCTTGGCAGCCATTCTTGTTTTAGGCGTATATATTGTTTTATCTGTTATGAATGCTGCAATGTGGATGGACGATTCTATGAAATGGGGAGGTAGAGATGACAGCTAAGGACGACAGAAAAAACGCAGAGGGTTATAACGATCCGACAGCTTACAATGCGATCAAGAATGTGGAGCAGGAACAGGACAAGGACGATGTGAGATTTCATCAGTTATTGAATATGCTGTTTTCACTTTGTGAATTGGCAGATTTCCATATTGAGGGACGAGTTGTGCTGAAGGATAAAAGAACGGGAAAGGTTTGGAGGTAGGTGAGATGAAAATCTGTAAGGTAAGACCCGATTACTCGACCTGTTCTGCTTGTGTGGCTACTCAGGAAATGTTTGACGTGATTGACGATTGCAGTAAATGTAAATTGAATACTGATACTTATGAATTATTACAGGTCGGAACTGGATTTTGGAGCGGTGACTATGCAATGGTTCAAAAGGACGGCAAAATTACAAAAGTATCATTAAACCGCGTTTATGACGTAAAGGAGAGTTTATGATGACTATGGAAGAATTACAGAAAGCGTGTGAGACCTTGGCAGAGGCGTGGAACAAAGCTTTGGAGCCGATGGAGAAATTTGCTGAAGCTTTGAGTAATGCCTTTGGACGTATGTATGCTTCTGAGGAAGAGAATCGTAAAATTCACACCGGTCGGAAAATCAAATCTGTGAAGCGTGTTCCGGATGTTAAGATGTCTACGTACAATTATAAGCCTGCTATGAAGCGCAATTTACCCTATCAGAGACGAAATTTCTGACTGATTTCAGCTAATCTAGGTTAAAAATCTTTGTAGTAGCAGGTCAATTTTCTGCCCACTTTTAAGTTTTAGGATTTGACCGAAGCCCGGATATTTTTGACCAGAGCTGAAAAATCGGTGTCGATTTGGAGAAAAATTATGAATTTTGGTCATTTTTCTGGCCATTTGCCCGGTTTTGCCCACTTTCAAAAACCTGGATTTGACCAGTAAAAACCCAGTATTTATGCGGGTTTGCGGGCTTTCTGCCCACTTTCCCACTTTTAATACCAAACTATTATGATAGAAAGTTTAAAAATATATAGTAATAGGCGAATAAAAGTGGGTTTTTGACCAGAAGCAAGAAAGAGGTGATTTTATGACCGATGATAAGAAATTGGTCGAGGATTGGTTGTGTGAACATTTTCCGTATCACTTGCGAGTGAATAAAGATATTCCAAAGGGTGCATATGTGATGATGAAGAGTGAGGTACTCATGTCACAAGGATGGCTTTGGGTTGATAATCCACTGTACAGATCTTTTGAAGACGTGATGCTTGGATATACAATTCCGAGGGATTTTTATTCCGGTGCCGGAGGTCCGTATTTCGGATATCCATATGGCAACTTGTATCTGATGGGAGGTTTGCCGTGAATGTAAAGCGTAAAGTAACATGGAAAGATATTTTCAATAATTTCAAATCTGTGTATCCGCTGTTATCAAAAGAAGCCCAGGATTATCGTCCGTACAACTACATGAGCATTGTCGTATATTTAGCAGACGGAACCAAGGTGGTTTATGATGATATGGCAAAGCGAGCTAAGATGCTTGCAGCCTAGGATCTGGCTACAGAATCCGCTTTCCATTTTGTGTGCTTCATGCTATACTATAAGAGCCACACAATCTAATAATGAAATCGCGTTCGAGGGAATAACTTTGGTAAAAAGTGTATTCTCTTTTACTCGTACCCTTGAACGGCGAAGAGATTGTGTGGCAACAATAAGAGATGTGCTTTTTCGGTGCGTCTCTCAAATTGGGGCGCACTTTTTATTTGCCCTAAATTCCTACTTGAGTATGGAAAGGGTGATTATATGGGAACAAAATCGAATAAAAACATTTCGGGTGTCATAGGAGCAATCGGAGCTGTTGGTGGTTTGATTACTGCGGTTACACCTTTGGTTGAAAAAGCAATAGATAATGCTCAGAATAAACCGACTGAGAAAATAGATACGAAAGTTATTATTCCAGAATTATATCGTAAGGGGTTTCCGATAGATTTGGAACAGGCAGAAGAATTACTGACGGAACGTGGCTTGAAAGTTCAAAGAGTAAGCTTCGTATGAAAGAAGCTGATCCAAAGTATCGCGATTATGAGGATACTCAAGTTATAGACTCGAACCCAAAGCAAGGTGTGAAAGTGAAAATCGGTACAACGGTTTGCCTGAGATACATAACTGCTGAAGTTATCGAGGAGAGCCAAAAGATATTTGACGATAGCGTTCGTATTAAACAGGAGGCTAAAGAACAGAAGGCCGCTGAGAAACAGGAAAAGAAGGAACGTTTAAAAGAAAGTGTTTCTGAAACCATGGATTCTGCAAAGAGCGGTTTAGAAAAGATATTTAAGAAAGATCGAAAAGCTATAGAGGCTGAGAAAGGAGAAACAATAGATGAGTAAAGGCGGAAAGAAAAAGCGTAGCACAGCGGGGTTAATCCTGGATGTCGTTTTGACATTGTGTACCGGTGGATTATGGTTGATTTGGATACTGATCCGATATTTAAGAAACAACAGCTGACAATTACATATTTGGACAGAGATGCTTAATCGTGTCTCTGTCTTTTTTTTTATGCTCTTTTTTGCGCGCGAAAAAAACATGCCCTTTTATGAAGAGAGAGGATAAATAGGCATTTTTATTAAATACCACATCCTCTTTTGAGTTTTTAGAAAATTGAAGGGAGGCTCCGTTATGTTGGAAAATAAGTTCCAGGCAAATTTGATCAAGGAACTGAAAGAAAGATTTCCAGGTTGTATCGTGATGAAAAATGACCCGACCTATATTCAGGGAATTCCAGATCTGCTGGTTCTACACAACGACAAATGGGCTTCCTTAGAATGTAAAAAAAGTGCTGGCGCAAAGAAGCAGCCGAATCAGGAATATTACGTGGACCGTATGAATCAGATGTCGTTTTCGAGATTTATATGTCCAGAGAATAAAGAGGAGGTACTGGATGAACTTCAACAATCATTCGAACCTTGAAGGACAACACGCCTTTCTTGGTGCCAGTAAATATCACTGGATAAATTATGGTGAGGATAAAGTGGCGGAAGCATATCGAAATTTCCTTGCCACACAAAAAGGAACTGTATTACATGCATTTGCGGCGCAGTGCATTATGCTCAATCAGAAATTACCAAAATCGAAGCAGACATTAAATATGTATGTGAATGATGCCATTGGCTTTAAGATGACAGCGGAGCAGATCCTTTACTATTCCGATAATTGTTTTGGTACAGCCGATGCGATTTTGTTTCGGAATAACTTCTTAAGAATTCACGATTTGAAGACCGGAAAGATTCCGGCGCACATGGAGCAGCTTGAAATATATGCCGCTCTTTTTTGTTTGGAATATAAAGTGAAGCCTGGGGATATTGAAATGGAATTGAGAATCTATCAGAACAATGAAATTCTGTATCATAACCCAACGGCTGAAGATATTGTTCCAATCATGGACCGAATTATTACTTTTGATAAGGTGATTAAGAAAATCAGAGAACAGGAGGGGTAAGCTATGAATTCCATTGTGGAAGATATTTTAATGCATTATGGTATGCCACGGCGTTCTGGGCGTTACCCTTATGGTTCTGGAGAGAATCCATATCAGCATAGCGGTGATTTTCTTAGTCGTGTTCAGGAATTAAAAAAATCCGGAATGAGCGAAACAGACATTGCTAAGAATATGGGTTTGACTACCACACAGCTTCGTACTCAGATGAGCCTCGCTAAAGATGAACGTCGTGCTCTTCAGGTAGCAACAGCAAAGGGTCTTCGTGAAAAAGGTTACAGTTTAAATGAAATTGCCGATAAGATGGGATTTGCTAATGACTCGTCTGTCCGCTCTTTATTGAACGAAACTTCGGAAAACAGAATGAACCAGGCTAAGGCCACTGCGGATGTTCTGCGAAAACTCATTGAAGAAAAGGGAATGATCGATGTCGGAACCGGCGTTGAAAGAGAACTTGGCGTGTCAAAAGAAAAACTAAACCAGGCTCTTTATATGCTGGAATTGGAAGGTTATCCGATTTATGGCGGCGGCGTTCCACAGGTTACCAATCCTGGAAAGCAGACCAATATCAAGGTCATTTGTCCACCGGGAACCGAGCACAAAGATATTTATGACTTCGAGAATGTCCATTCTGTAAGAGACTACATCTCCTATGACAATGGGGAGTCTTTCAGAAAATCTTTTGAGTATCCGGCCAGCATGGATTCAAAGCGCTTGCAGATCCGCTATGCCGATCAAGGTGGTGTTGATAAGGATGGTGTAATTGAACTCCGTAGAGGCGTGAAAGACCTGTCTTTAGGTGATTCTCATTATGCACAGGTCCGTATTATGGTTGACGGAACTCACTACCTTAAAGGTATGGCTGTTTACTCTGATAATATGCCGGATGGCGTTGATGTGATTTTCAACACTAATAAAAAGTCTGGCACTCCTACAAAAGATGTTCTCAAGAAAATTAAGGATGATCCAGATAATCCGTTTGGTTCCCTGATTAAGGAGCATGGAGGTCAGAGCTATTACGATGATCCAAAGGGTAAGTATACAGATCCTGTAACCGGAAAAAAACAGTCTCTTTCTCTGATCAATAAGAGAGCAGAAGAAGGCGATTGGGGTGAATGGAGTAAGACACTTCCGTCACAGTTTCTTTCTAAGCAGAGTTTGACACTTATCAAAAAGCAGTTAGGTTTGGCAAAAGCTGATAAGCAGGCAGAATATGATGAAATCTGTTCATTAACAAACCCCACTGTAAAGAAGGCTCTGTTAAAATCATTTGCTGACGATTGCGATGCGGCCGCCGTACATTTGCAGGCAGCGGCGTTACCTCGTCAGAAGTACCAGGTAATTCTCCCATTAACAACAATCAAAGACAATGAGGTATATGCTCCGAACTACAAAGATGGAGAAACAGTTGCGTTGATTCGATACCCGCATGGTGGAACTTTTGAGATTCCTATTCTGAAGGTCAACAATAAGCTGGCTGAAGGAAAGAGCGTTCTCGGAAACACACCGGCAGATGCGATTGGTATCAATAAGAAGAATGCGGACCGTTTATCTGGAGCGGACTTTGATGGTGATACCGTAATGGTAATTCCTTGCAACTCCACCAAGAGTAAGGTAAAGATTACCTCCACTTCTCCATTAAAAGGTTTGGAAGGTTTTGATACCAAGGATGCTTATGGTGGAACAGTTAAGAAGGATGCTGATGGTGTAGATCATTATTATCGTAATGGTAAAGAGTATAAGATTATGAGAAATACTCAGACAGAAATGGGTAAAGTATCGAATCTGATTACTGATATGACTCTGAAGGGAGCCACACAGGATGAATTAGCGAGAGCAGTTCGTCACAGTATGGTTGTAATTGATGCCGAGAAACACAAACTGGATTATAAGCAGAGTGAAATCGATAACGGTATCGCTTCTCTTAAGAAGAAGTATCAGGGAAATGTGGATTCAGAAGGTCGTTACCATGAAGGTGCATCTACCCTCATTTCAAGAGCAAAATCTGAGACACAGGTTCTTAAGAGAAAAGGTTCCCCGACAATCAATGAAGATGGTTCTTTGTCATACAAGTCTGTTAAGGAAGAGTATGTCGATAAGAATGGAAAAATTCAGGTGAGAACTCAGAAGAGTACAAAGATGGCTGAAACAAAAGATGCCCGTACACTTTCTTCAGGTACCCCCCAGGAAGAAGCTTATGCCGATTATGCAAATTCTATGAAGTCTTTAGCTAACCAGGCTCGTAGGGAGATGATGAGTACGGGTAAAATTGCTTATTCTGCGTCTGCTAAGGCAACTTATTCTGAAGAAGTAAACTCTTTAAATGCTAAGCTGGATTTGGCTTTGGCAAATGCTCCTAGAGAGAGGCAGGCTCAGACAATGGCGAATGCTACTGTTGCGGCTAAGAGAAAAGACAATCCGGATATGACAAAAGCAGAAGTTAAGAAGGCAAGTCAGCAGGCTCTGGCACAGGCAAGGAGTTCTGTTGGGGCTAAGAGATCTAACATCGAAATTACGGATAAAGAATGGGAAGCCATTCAGGCCGGAGCAATTTCTGAGAACAAGCTTACGCAAATTCTGAATAACACGAATACCGATACTATTCGTCAGAGAGCGACTCCTCGTGCAAGCACTGCTCTGAGCACAGCTAAACAGAATCGTATCGCTGCACTTAGCGCATCTGGCTACAGCACTTCAGAGATTGCGGAAGCTCTTGGGGTTTCTTCTTCGACAGTTTCTAAGTATTTGAATGGAAAGGAGTGAACTAAGTAAGATGAGATTTGCGCTTACAACTTTTGATAATCCTTATGATCCGTTTGAACAGTTCGCTCAATGGTTCATGTTCGATGAAGAAAAAGGTTATCACACAACTGCTTACCTTGGTCGAATTGCTCGAACATCGGATCAATTATCAGATGAAGAGAACAATAAGGAAGTAGAGCGAGCTATTGATGAGATAATCCGTTATGATTTTCAGAACATCTATCGAAAGATTACAAGTAAATCAGAAACAAATGAACATAAAGAAAAAGCTTCCTAAAAGTGATTTCGTCGGCATATCAAAAGCCGAAACCACCGTGCATAACTAAAAGGGGTATAGGGGGGGGTGTCTAAAAAAACATACCCCCACCCATATCGCGGCGGTCTTTAAAATTTCCCCGGAGGGCATTTTTAGGGAGCTTTTCAGCTGCTCCAGTGTTTACAAGGGTCTATAACTCATGATATTTGACAACGGTTTCTGTGGGATCGGCTCAAAGTTAGTTCTCCTTTCGTTGAGTAGCATTGTCATGATTTGTAGGTCCTTTTAAATACTGGAAAGGTATGTGAAAACCATCACAAAAGTAACGAACAACTAAATGGAAGGAGGCATCAACTTTGAGGAAAGCAAAGCAATCCGAGTCTTCTAGGATGATGCGTCCAGCATTAACGCCAGAAGCGAGAGAGAATCAGCTTGTTTCATTGGCGGTTGACTTGGCTGAAAAGCAGTTACGAGAGGGAACAGCTTCGTCTCAGGTGATTACTCACTATTGAAGCTCGGTTCGACGAAAGAAAGAATCGAAAAAGAGATTTTGGAAAAACAGAAGGAACTGATAGAGGCGAAGACTCAGAATCTGAAATCCATTGAAAATTCTGAAAAGCTGTATGCGGATGCATTAAAAGCATTTCGTGGTTATAGCGGTCATGGAGATGAGGTGGATGATGCTTAGATGCTATTCAGAACTCTTGCAGCTTCCAACCTTTAAGGAACGATACGAATATCTTCGTTTGGACGGAGTGGTTGGTGAAGAGACATTCGGATTTGATAGGTATCTTAATCAGATATTTTACAATTCTCAAGAATGGAAGGACATTCGGAGAAAAATTATTATTCGTGACAATGGATGTGATCTTGGACTGGATGGTTACGAGATTCGTGGAAAGATTCTTATTCATCATATGAACCCAATAAGGCAGCAGGATATACTATTGCGGACTGATTTGGTTCTGAATCCAGAGTATCTGATCGCGACAACCCTGTCGACCCACAATGCTATACATTATGGAGATGAGAAATTACTTTTAACAGTTCCAAATGAACGACGAAAAAATGATACATGCCCATGGAGGCATTAGGAGGAAAAATTATGGAAAGAAACAAGAAGCCACTTATGGGTGTGGTGGTAAATTGTATGAATCTGAACATTCGCAAAGATCCGACGCGGGCATCCAGATCATTAGGAATCATCGGCTCGGATACAGTTCTAACGGTTTGTGATGATGAGTCTGTTTCTGGTTTTTATAAAGTTAAGACTGGGGACGGTATCATCGGGTATTGCATGAGCGAGTTTATAAAACTCTGTTAGATGGAGGTGCGATCATGAATATTACAGATAGTGTACTGACATCAATTAAGAAATTACTCGGAATCGCAGAGGAGTATGAACATTTCGATGCGGATTTGATCATGCACATCAATTCTGTGTTCTCGATTCTTACACAGCTTGGTGTCGGCCCATCCAAAGGTTTCATGATCGAAGATAAGAATGCAACATGGAAAGATTTCATTTCCGATGAATCCAAATACATGCTTGTCAAATCTTATATGCATTTGAAGGTCAAACTTCTTTTCGATCCGCCGCTTAGTTCGACTGTGCTGGAGTGTTATAAAACACAAATCAGCGAGTACGAATGGCGTTTAAATGTTGCTGCGGAAAACGATGACACCGATCCAGATGAGCCTGAGCATTATTCCGGATCATATGAAGTTACACCAAAGGCGCATAAGACTCAAACTTTGGATACGTCTGGAAAGGTGCTTAGTGAAGACCTTGTGATTCATGAAGTTCCGTACTATCAGACATCCAATGCCAGTGGAGGTGTTACCAGTTACATCGCAAAAGGAGGGAGATTCAAAATGAATAACGCCTATTTAGCACACCATGGAATTCTTGGAATGAAATGGGGAGTTCGAAGATCGGAGGCACAGCTTGCCCGAGCCAGGGGACACTCTTCCAAATCCTCAGACGATAAGAATGAGGTAGCAGCACGTAAGGTTGCTGTTAAGAATCGGCGAACAATGTCCGATTCCGATCTGAAGAAAAGAATTGAGAGACTTAAATTAGAACGCGAGTTTAAGAATCTTACAGAAGACGACATCGCACCTGGCAGAAAGTATGTGTCAGAAATTCTTTCTGCATCTGGGAAGAAAGCGTTGACTATGGCTGCGGCCGGAGCAATGACTTATGCTGTCAAGACGGCAATGACAAAGGAATTCAATCTTAAAGAGGCTGCACAGTACATCGCCGCAAACCCAAATAAGAAGAAGTAGGAGAAGAAAATAATGGCGTTATCGAACACTGCCGTCCCGAAATACTACGGCATGTTTCGTGATGCCGTAATTCGTGGCGAAATTCCGGTATGCCGAGAAATCGAGATGGAGATGAACCGAATCGATGATCTCATTGCGAATCCGGGAATTTATTACGACGATCAAGCAGTAGAGGGCTTTATCAGCTATTGCGAGAATGAGCTTACTTTAACTGACGGTTCGGATTTGAAACTGCTTGATACGTTTAAAGTTTGGGCCGAGCAGATTTTCGGCTGGTACTATTTTGTTGAGAGAAGTGTATACGAACCTTATGAGGATGGTCATGGCGGACATTACGTCACTAAGTCTATCCGAAAAAGGTTGGTTAATAAGCAATATCTCATAGTGGCCAGAGGTGCCGCAAAGTCAATGTATGGTTCATGCTTACAGAATTTCTTCTTAAATGTTGACGTCACAACGACGCATCAGATAACCACAGCTCCGACGATGAAGCAGGCAGAAGAGGTGTTGTCACCGATTCGAACCGCTATTACCAGATCAAGAGGACCTTTCTATAAGTTCCTCACAGAAGGATCATTGCAGAACACGACTGGATCAAAAGCGAATCGAATGAAATTGGCATCCACTAAAAAAGGAATTGAAAACTTCCTTACTGGATCGCTTCTTGAAATTCGTCCAATGAGAATCGACAAACTTCAGGGACTTCAGCTTAAAGTGGCGACAGTTGACGAGTGGCTTTCTGGTGACATTCGAGAAGATGTAATCGGAGCAATCGAACAGGGCGCATCGAAGGTCAACGACTACCTTATCGTTGCGATCAGTTCAGAGGGTACTGTCCGTAACGGTGCCGGTGATACAATCAAAATGGAATTGATGGACATTCTAAAAGGTGATTATGTCAATCCACATGTATCGATCTGGTGGTATAAGCTGGATTCTATTGATGAGGTTGCCGATCCAGATAAACGGTTGAAAGCAAATCCGAACCTTGGAAAGACTGTTTCTTATGAAACATATCAGCTGGACGTTGAGAGAGCAGAAAAGGCTCCGGCAGCTCGAAACGATATTTTGGCTAAGCGCTTCGGACTTCCTATGGAGGGATACACATATTACTTTACATATGAAGAAACTCTCCCACATCGCCATCGAGATTATTGGCAGATGCCATGTTCTTTGGGAGCTGATCTATCACAAGGCGACGATTTCTGTGCATTCACATTTTTATTCCCATTGTCGAACGGATCGTTCGGCGTCAAAACCAGAAACTACATTTCCTCATCAACTCTGATGAAACTCCCAGCAGCAATGAGAATTAAATACGATCAGTTTATGAAAGAGGGAAGCCTTATTGTGTTGGAAGGGACGGTTCTTGACATGATGGAAGTATATGAGGATTTGGATAACCACATTATTGAATGCGGTTACGATGTACGATGCTTTGGTTATGACCCATACAATGCAAAGGAATTTGTTGAACGTTGGGCGAGTGAAAACGGACCATTCGGAATAGAAAAAGTTATCCAGGGTGCCAAGACAGAATCTGTCCCACTTGGCGAATTGAAGAAACTTTCAGAAGAGCGAATGCTCCTGTTTGATGAGGATTTGATGACATTTGCTATGGGAAACTGTATTACTCTGGAAGATACTAACGGGAACCGTAAATTGTTGAAAAAGCGGTATGAGCAAAAAATTGATGCCGTTGCAGCAATGATGGATGCGTATATCGCTTACAAGGCAAATAGGGAAGCATTCGAATAAAAAGAGAGGAGAGTAATGGATAAATACTTAGCGCATCACGGTGTTCTTGGCATGAAATGGGGAGTGCGACGGTACGAGAATTATAATGGAACCCTTACTGCCGCAGGAAAGAAGCGGTACGGTTCAGATGTTGAGAGTGCAGTTCAAAAACAGAAAGCAGCAAAGAATACAGTTCAGAAAGCTTCCAAAAGGTATGCTAAAACATATTCTGCAAAGGATGCCGCTGAACTTCAAAAAGCCAATGCTAAATTGAGTTGGGCAAATAGGCAAGTGAAAAATGAAAAAATTAAAGAGAAGCTTAACTCGGAAACATCCAAAAGTAAACACCGGCAGAAACTGGAAGATGAATATGTTAAGAAAGGACTGACACAAGAGGAAGCCGCCATTGCCGCTTATAAGCGAGACCGAACCGAGAAGGCTGTCACCGCTGTGGCCGGTCTTACGATAGCAGCAGCGACGGCTTACGTTGCCTACAAACATTACGATAAAAATGTTGATAAGGTTATTAAGGCTGGAAAAGAATTACAAAACATTTCAAACAACAGCAATCGAGGTGTGTCCGATGCTTTTTACTTTAGTATGACAGGTATGGATAATGCTAAGTATAGGGGTCTATATGGTGATACATTGTCCGCTAGAGGAAAAGTGTATGAGACTAAAATCGGAGTGAATAAAAGCATTAAGGTTGCTTCTGAAAAATCAGCAGTGAATGCTCTTTCTGAATTAGTTAAAGAGGATAAGAGCTATGCCAAAAATTTAGAAACACACTTATTAAATTCACAGAACCGGTACGGCTTGAAAAAGCAGAACGACACTATTGCTAAAGGGCTGGACTCTCTCCAAAAAGGGAAGATAGATGATAAAGTTTATAAGGCTTTAAATCTTTCATTAGTTGATCATAATTTGCCGACATCGTCAGAGGTCAACAAGGGATTTTATGAAAAATTGAAGTCTAAAGGATATGGTGCTATACTTGATGTAAATGATAAAGAACTCAGCGGTTTTAGATCAAGCAAACCTATGATCGGTTTTGATGTGGGTTCTAATGTAAGTGTGAATCGAGTGAAAGAACTTGGTGAAACGGAGATTAAGCGTAGTAAAAACATTGCTATGGCGGATCTTACAGTAAAAACATATGCGCCTGCTGGTGCTGGGTATTTGGCGTCCATGGGACTTGTACGTGCTGCTGGACAACAGAAGACGCAGCGTGACGAGAGAAAGATTATTCAGGAATATCGGAAAGAGCATTCGGACTCCAAATTATCAGACACTCAAATCCTGAACAATTACTATAAATATTAGGAGGGTAAAGCATGAAAAAGAAGACGTACCGTATGCTTAAAAGAATTCCTTTCGGAAAACTGGCATTATTCGTTACCGGAAATACAGAAATAAAAATCTGTAGCCAGATGATGGCTGACGGGTTATACGAGCCGATTCGGAAATACGCGAAATTGCATCCGGACACGGTTATCACAGAGAAGTTGGCAAAAAAGATCCTTTCAAAAGGTTAAACAGTGTTCTTTAGAGACTGCGTTAGTGCGGTCTCTTTTTTTTGTGCCCATCTTTAGGAGGTGAGAATTCAAAATGGATTTATCATTAAGCTCCAGGTTTAAAAATGCCTGGAAATGCTTTTCGTAATAGAGCCCCCACCATGACGCCTCAAGATATTGGTTCGGGTTATTCATATCGTCCGGATCGGTTTCGGCTTACCCGGGGAAACGAAAAGATCGATAGTCACATCAGTATACAATAGAATCGCTTTAGACGTAGCCGCCATCAACATTCAGCATGTTCAGTTGGATGATGAGGGGCGGTTTTTAAATGTTATAAAAAGCGGTTTGAATGAATGTCTGTCGTTAGAAGCCAATCTTGATCAAACTGGCAGAGCGTTTATTCAGGATATTGTTATGTCCATGATGGACGAGGGATGTGTGGCGATTGTTCCTGTAGATACCGACGATGATCCAGACGACACAAAAGGATATCAGATTCTTTCGATGCGAGTTGGTCGAATTCGTGACTGGTATCCTCGTCACGTCCGTGTTGAAGTATACAACGAAAACACTGGGCGAAAACAAGAAATTGTTGTTCCGAAAGATACGGTTGCTATCGTGGAAAATCCACTGTATGCGGTAATTAACGAACCAAATTCAACAATGCAGAGGCTTATTCGAAAATTGAATTTGCTAGATGCTGTCGATGAACAGAGTAGCTCCGGCAAGTTGGATTTAATCAATTCAGCTCCCTTATGTAATTAAATCAGAGGCAAGGCGTCAGCAGGCAGAGAAGCGGCGTAAAGATATCGAGCAGCAGTTGTCCGGTTCTAAGTATGGCATTGCTTATACTGATGGAACAGAGCGAATCACCCAGTTGAATCGTTCGTTGGAAAACAATCTAATGAAGCAGATTGAATACTTAACGAGTATGCTTTACAGCCAGTTAGGAATCACTCAGAGCATCTTAGATGGTACCGCAGACGAGAAGACTATGCTGAACTATTACAATCGGACAATCGAACCGATCATTTCGGCAATCGTTGATGAAATGAAGAGAAAATTCTTAACAAAGACTGCCAGGTCTCAGAACAAGTCAATTATGTTCTTTAGAGACCCGTTCAAGCTTGTGCCGGTAGCTGATCTTGCTGAAATTTCTGATAAGTTTACCAGAAATGAAATTGCTACATCAAATGAAATCAGACAGGTAATTGGTTGGAAGCCATCTGCTGATCCTAAGGCTGATGAATTGAGAAACAGTAATTTAAGCGAGCCTGGTGGCGGTTCCGTAACAGATGCTACGAGCGGTGATGGAACAGAATCCAGCGATACCAGTGATTACGATGCTCTGGTTAATGAAGTTCTTGACAGTATTTCTGCACAAATCGATGACATCATCGGCAATTATACGTCTGGCGATGATAAGGAGGGAGATGATTCTTAATGGATGAACCTAAAGTTGCGGTTCTTAGACATTATGCATCGCCCTATTACGATCCTGAAAAAGCGCATGAATACTATATGCGTACCAGAGAGTTAAAAGGCCGTTCTACCACATCGTTGAATGATGAGGGAAAGAAGATTTGGTCCTATACAAAAAATAATATCAAATCTGAAAAGGCTGCAAAGGTCAAAGAAGAGCAGGAGAAGCGAGATCAGAAGATTACGGAACTTCGTGAAAAAGCAGAAGCAACGAAGGAACAGATATCTTCTCGTTTGAAAGAACTGAATGAGGCCTTAACCCAGAATGCTTCCGATAGGAAGAAAAGCATCGATACTGATAAAGATTCTGATTTGGAAGAAATCGAAAAGGAATCATCTAGCGAGAAGGAACGAATCGATAATAAAAAGGATGCCGAAATCGAGCGCTTGATGGCAATAGAAATTCCATCAGGATTATCCAAGGCTGAGAGATCTAAGCGGGTTGCCGAAAGAACCGCAAAGATTGCAAAGCTTAGAAACGATGCAAAATCAGATAAAGCAAAAATCAGTAGCGATGCCAAAACGGACAAGGCCAGTGTTCGAACGGATGCGACAAACAAGAAAGCGAAAGTATCGTCCGATACCAAGGAAGAAAAAGCTGAGAACCAGGCCAATGCGAAAAGCGAAAGAGCAAAAGTTAGCTCCGAACTTAAAGCAGCAGTCAAATCTGTTAGAGAAGCTTATAAAGCGGCAAAAGCCGATCTCGATTCTTCATACGAACAAACGTATCAGGATGAATTCGATAAGATCCAGTCAGAGTACAAGAAAGTCAAGAAATCATCAAAGAAAAAGTCTTCCAGCTCATCAAAGAAGACATCGCATCCGTTATCGTACTATATCAGAAAATAGAGGAGGAAAATCAAAATGAAGTATGACTTTGGTGGCTGGGCCACTAGAAACGATCTTCCGTGTGCTGATGGAAGAGTCATTAAAAAAGACGCTTTCAAAGGGCAGAACGGGCAGATTGTCCCGTTAGTATGGATGCATAATCATGACGATCCAGCGAATGTGCTTGGATTAGCCCATCTCGAAAATAGAGATGAAGGAGTTTATGCGTTCTGTGAATTTAATGATACAGACTCAGGAAAGACTGCACGGGAACTTGTAAAACATGGCGACGTACAGTCTCTTTCTATCTTTGCCAATCAGCTTAAACAGGCTGGTCACGATGTTGTTCATGGCATTATTAGAGAGGTAAGTCTGGTGTTAGCCGGTGCCAATCCTGGAGCATTTATCGATGATGTGGTAATGCATGGGGACGGAGAAACAGGCATTATCCTTGGCTATGATGAAATGATTATGGGTCATCTGGAGCATTCCGATGACGAGGAGAAAAAAGACGATCCGCCGAAATCAGAAGATGAGAAAAATGGCGAAACAGTAGGAGACGTGTTAAAAACCCTCACCGATAAACAGTACACTGCTGTATGCGCTGTAGTAGGCCAGATCATCGAAGATGCAAAAAATGATGGCGAGGAAACCAAAAAAGATGAATCTAAAGGAGGAGATGACAATATGAAACACAACGTTTTTGACACTGACAAGCGCGATGATAAGAGCTTTCTGTCTCACGCAGACCAGGAGGAAATCCTTAAGCTGGCAAAGACAAGCCAGGTAGGAACATTCCAGACCGCGCTGGAGATCTATGCTAATGAGAATGCACTTCAGCATGATGCTCTTGCAAGCGGATTTGCTCAGACAGGAGATGGCAATGTAACGCTTCTGTTCCCGGAATACAAGGATGTGCGTCCTGGTGCACCGGAGCTGATTACTAACGACCAGGGCTGGATCACAACTGTAATGAACAAAGTTCATAAGAGCCCGATTTCCAGAATCAGAACCAGCCAGGTAGATATCCGTAACATCGATGCGCTTAAGGCTAAAGGCTATACTAAGGGAAAACAGAAGAAGCAGACTGGCAATTTCAAGCTGGTTCGTAGAACTACTGACCCTCAGACTGTGTACGTAAAGAGTGCGCTGCATAGAGATGATATCATCGACATCACCGATTTCGACTATGTGGCATACCTGTACAACATCGACCGCCTGATGCTCAATGAAGAGCTTGCAACTGCTATTATGCTGGGCGACGGCAGGGATGATGGAGATGAAGGTAAAATCTCTCCGGATCACATCAGACCGATTTGGCTGGATGATGATCTGTACACCATTCACGTCGATCTTGATATTGCAGCTGCTAAGAAAGAGCTTCAGGGAACCAATACTGCGGCTAACTTCGGTGAGAACTACATCATCGCAGAGGCCATGATCAATACCGTTCTGTATGCAAGAGAGGATTATAAGGGCACCGGCACCCCGGATCTGTTCATTACTCCTCATATGCTGAATCAGATGCTCCTGGCAAGAGACATCAACGGAAGACGTATTTACTCTTCCAAGGCTGAACTTGCTACCGCACTGAACGTTGGCAGCATCAATACTGCTGAGCAGTTTGAGGGTAAGACCAGAACCACTTCCAACAGCAAAAAGAAGAAGCTGGTTGCCATCATCGCAAATCTGGCTGACTATTCCCTCGGTGCAACCAAGGGTGGCGAGGTTACTCACTTCACTCAGTTCGATATCGACTTCAATCAGGAGAAATCCCTGCTTGAAACCAGATGCTCCGGTGCTCTTACTCGTGTGTACTCTGCGATCGCAATCGAGGAGGATGTAACGACTGCATCTTCTGATTCCGAGGATCATGCAGCCTAAGTCTTAGAGGAGAAAATTCAAAATGAGTAAATTTTACGGAGCAATCGGCTATGCCGTAACGGAGGAAATTCGACCTGGTGTCTGGGGAGAGAAGATTACAGTTCGTGACTACTACGGAGACGTTATTCGGAATACTCGACAGTATCAGAGTTCGGACAATCTTAACGACAATCTCAATGTGTCGAATGAGTTTAGCATCGTGGCCGATCCGTTTGCTTATGCGAATTTTCATTCGATGAGATTTATTGAGTATATGGGGGCTAAATGGAAAATTTCAAATGTTGAAGTTCAGTATCCCCGTTTAATATTGACCGTTGGAGGTGTTTATAATGAGCAGACGACTGAAACTGCATAATGCTTTATGCGACATCCTCTCGTGTCCAAACAAAGGACCAGAGTGTCGTGCTTATTTTCAACCACCGTCATCGGTAAAAATGAAATACCCCGCCATCGTTTATGCTCTCGACGATATCGAGAATACGTTTGCGAATGACGGGGTTTATTTGTCTGCGAGAAAGTATTCGGTAACAGTCATAGACAGCGATCCGGATAGTTCTCTCGTTGGCAAAGTATCATCTATGCCGACAAGTCGATTCAATCGGCATTATACGAAAGACAACTTAAATCATGATGTCTTTGAAATATTCTTTTAAGGAGGACAAATTCTATGAAAAAGAAACTCGTTTGGGACAAGACTGGCGAGCGCCTGTATGAGACCGGTGTCAGCCAGGGCGTCCTTTACCCGATTCAGACCGGCGGTGTATATAACTCTGGTACCGCATGGAACGGTCTTAGTACCGTAACAGAGAGCCCGTCTGGAGCAGAACCTACTGCGATTTATGCAGACAACATCAAGTATCTGAACCTTATGTCCGCAGAGGAATTTGGCGGCACGATCGAAGCTTATATGGCACCGGATGAATTCGCAGAGTGCGACGGCTCCAAAGAGATCGCTCCTGGAGTGTTTGCAGGACAGCAGAATCGTAAGATGTTCGGCTTATCTTACAAGACACTTCTCGGTAACGATGTTAATTCCAACGATTACGGCTATAAGCTTCATCTTGTTTATGGTTGCTTAGCTTCCCCTTCCGAGAAGGGTTATTCCACTGTAAATGACAGTCCTGAGGCTATTACCTTATCCTGGGAGTTCAGCACCACACCGGTTGAAATTGCAACATTAATCGATGGAAAGAAGCTGAAGCCTACTTCTATTCTCACCTTCGATTCCACCAAGGTCGATACTAAGAAACTGGCTGCTCTTGAAGAGATCCTGTATGGTAAAGATCCTTCTTCTGCTGAAGCAGATGACGGCGTTGAACCGAGACTTCCGCTTCCTGATGAAGTCATTAAGATTATGACCGCAGAAGGCTAATCAGAAATAATACACAAACCACAGATGGAGTCGTATTCAGGAAAGCTGGCGACTCCTTTTTTATTTGAAAGGAGAACAAAATTATGTATGCAGTAACAAAGACTTATAAAGATTTCAACGGTGTTGAGCGCACTGAAACAAAGCTTTTTAACCTTACTGAAACAGAGGTTATGGAGATGGAACTGGGCACAGCTGGTGGAGTTGTCGAGATGCTTCAGCGCATCGTAGATGCAAAAGATCAGCCGACCATTATCAAGTTCTTTAAGGAATTTATCTTAAAGGCATACGGAGAGAAGAGTGCCGATGGTACATATTTCGAGAAGTCTGAAGAGATTTCCAGAAAGTTTGCCTGCACTCAGTTCTACAATCTTCTGTTTATGGAACTGGCTACAGATGACAGCAAAGCGGCTGAATTCGTAAACCATGTAATTCCGAAAGTTGTAGATATTAAGAAGCATTCGGAAAATCCAGCGGTTGCTCCTGTAGCTGTTTCTATGAACTAAAGAGGTGAGATCGAATGCTTGAACTTACGATACCCAAAACTGATCTATGGGATGAGCTGAATCAGCGATTTATCCCTGTAAAGGAACAGAAATTGCGTTTGGAGCATTCGCTCGTTTCACTTTCAAAATGGGAAAGTAAATGGTGCAAAGTCTTCCTATCTAAAGAGCAGAAGACCCATGAAGAAACCATTGACTATATACGCTGTATGACTCTCACGCAGAATGTTGATCCGCTGGTCTATCAATGTATCACCAATTCTCACATTGATGCGGTAAATGCCTATATTGAAGCACCAATGACAGCTTCGACTGTTAAGGAAGAAAAAGGTGGTCCAATAAATAGGCAGCAGATAACCAGTGAACTTATTTATTACTGGATGACTGCGTATCACATTCCATTTGAGTGTCAGAAATGGCATTTGAATCGTTTGTTAATGCTTATCCGGATTTGCAATGCGGAAAATAAGCCCCCGAAGAAGAGGAGCAAACGAGATTTATACAGACATCATGCGGAAGTAAATGCCGCAAACAGAAAGAAATTTAATTCGAAAGGATAGTGATAAAAATGGCGAAATCAAGACAGGCTGTTGTCAATCTTGTCAAATCCTGGGACGGAAAGAAAGAATCGAACGGCTCACACAAAAGCATTATCGATTTGTATAACGACTTCTTTGAGAAAATCTGCGCTGGAAAATTTCCTCGTGGCATTCGGATGCGTTATGACTGGGCTTGGTGTGCGTGCACCTGGTCTGCATTAGCGGCAGCTCTCCGATATGAGAGCATCATGCCTATGGAAATTTCCTGCTATTACCTCATCGAGGCAGCAAAGAAAATGGGATGTTGGCAGGAGAATGACGCATATGTTCCAAGTCCTGGAGATGCAATCTTGTACGACTGGCAGGATAACGGAATCGGCGACAACACAGGCAATCCGGATCATGTCGGTACGGTAATCGAGGTACATAAAGAATCCGGTTACATGGTTGTCGAAGAGGGTAACTACAGTAATGCTGTTAAGAAGAGAACTCTGTCTATTAACGGAAAATTTATCCGTGGCTTCATCACACCAAAGTACGATGATAATACAGTTGCCGCTCCTGGATTGAGCAAGGGCAAAGACATCAAAACTGTTGCTCATGAGGTGATTGTTGGGTTGTGGGGAAGCGGTGAGAACCGTAAGAAACTGCTTACTGAGCATGGGTACAGCTACTCAGAAGTTCAGAACATGGTAAATCAGATTCTGAATGGATCGGCGGTAACACCGTCCAACACAAAACAGGATCAGAACCAGTCAATTTCAAAGAAAGTGGTAGCTACCTGTTCCGCCAAGCAGTTCAACAAAGTCTACACTGGTGAATACAAAACAACAGCGGCTCTTTATTGCCGTAATGATGCCGGAACAAATAAGAAGGCTCTTTGTAAAATTCCGGCTGGCACTAAGGTTAAGTGCTATGGCTACTACACAATGGCAAACGGAGTTAAGTGGCTGTACATCCAGTTTGTACTCGATGGAGTTCAGTACACAGGATTCTCATCCAGTGCGTACTTAGCAAAGTAGGGGATTCATATGATCACGTTCAGACAAAAGGGTGATTTTTCTAAGCTGACTCGGTTCTTAGAGAGAGCAAAGGAATCGGTTCGTCTCGGTGACCTCGATAAGTATGGTCGAGAGGGCGTAGCCGCCCTTGCGTCTGCAACGCCAGTTGATACAGGACGGACGGCGAATTCGTGGCACTACAAGATCGAACAGAAACAAGGTTCCGTATCGATCAGCTTTTACAACACAAATATTCAAAATGGAGTCCCTATTGCAGTTATTTTGCAGTATGGACATGCAACAAGAAACGGCGGCTGGGTACAGGGGCGAGACTACATCAATCCTGCTATCCAGCCTATTTTTGACAAAATTGCAGATGCGGCATGGAAGGAGGTTACTAAGCTATGAGTACAACCGTTGACGAACGTGTCGTCGAAATGCGGTTCGATAACAAGCAGTTTGAACAGAATATTCAGACCAGTTTATCGAGCATCGACAAGTTAAAGAGAAGCCTTAATCTCGAAGGCGCAGCAAAAGGCTTAGAAACCGTAAACGATGCCGCACAGAAATGCAATATGTCACCGCTCACAAATGCTGTCGAGACTGTTAGAGTACGGTTCTCTGCATTAGAAGTGATGGCAATTACGGCTTTGCAGAACATTACCAACTCTGCACTTGCCGCCGGAAAAAATCTTGTTTCTGCGTTCACGGTAGATCCGATTAAGTCCGGATTTGAGGAGTATGAGACCCAGATCAATGCTGTTCAGACAATCCTCGCGAATACCTCTTCAAAAGGAACAACTCTCGACCAGGTCAATAATGCGTTGGACGAGTTAAACCATTACGCAGATATGACCATCTACAATTTTACGGAGATGACTCGTAATATTGGTACATTCACTGCGGCTGGCGTTGATCTGGATACATCTGTAGCAGCTATCAAAGGTATTGCAAACCTTGCAGCTGTTTCTGGTTCCAATTCTCAGCAGGCGAGCACCGCTATGTATCAGCTTTCACAGGCACTGGCGGCAGGAACTGTAAAATTGCAGGACTGGAACTCTGTGGTAAACGCTGGTATGGGTGGTCAGGTATTCCAGGATGCGCTGAAGGAAACGGCTAAAGTTCATGGAATTGCCATTGATGAGATGATCAAAGATGAGGGCTCATTTAGAGAGACTCTGAGTAAAGGATGGCTTACATCTGACATCTTGACTGAAACTTTGGCAAAATTTACAGGTGACCTCAACGAAGACCAGCTTCGGACTATGGGGTATGCCGATGACCAGATCAAATCTATTATGGAGATGGGTAAAACGGCGAACGATGCAGCGACAAAAGTAAAGACTTTTACTCAGCTGTTCGACACGTTGAAAGAGGCTGCCCAGTCCGGATGGACACAAAGCTGGGAAATTATAGTCGGTGACTTTGAGGAGGCGAAGGAATTACTTACCGAAGTAAGTGATACGTTCAGTGCCGTAATCAATGCATCTGCCGACGCAAGAAATAAAATGCTTCAGGATTGGAAAGACCTCGGCGGTCGAACCATGATGATTGAAGCGGTAAAGAATGTTTTCGAAGGATTGGTTAGCGTTGCTAAGCCGGTTCGGGAGGCATTCAACGAAATCTTCCCGCCAATGACTGGAAAACAGTTAGCCGAAATCACAGAGCGTATCCGTGATCTGACAGCAAAATTCAAAATGGGGGAAGAAAGTTCAAAGAATCTGAAGAATACGTTTAAAGGCGTATTTGCAGTGCTTGATATCGTCGGACAAGCTTTCAAAGCTGTTGCCGGTGGTGTCGGCGAATTGATCGGTCTTTTCATACCGGCTGGAAACGGAGTGTTATCACTTACTGGAAGTTTCGGTGAGTATCTTGTTAAGCTTGATGAAACTGTAAATAAGACAGACGTCTTTGGCAAAGCAGTTTCGACTGTCGTTGATATCGTAAAGACAGCTATTACGTTTGTTAAAACTGCCGGAGAAAAAGTAAAAGAATTTGGAAAAGCTGCCGGGGAGAAGTTCGATTTTCCTGGATTTGAATTATTCCACTCATTCCTTGAACGATTACATGATCACATGGCTCAGATTGGTGATGGTGCTGGAAAAATGAAGAGCGGAGTCATTGTTGCTTTTGAGATGATGGGAGAAGCACTGGAAAAATGTAAATTTCTCAAAGTCATGGAAGCATTGTGGACAGCTGT